CCCATTTCCATGCATTCAGTAGCACTTAAATAGGTTTCTGCATCCATCATTTTGTTAATTGTATCTTCATCTAATTTTGTTCTTTTAGATAAAATAGTTACTAATGTATTTTTAACTAATGCTAAAACTGATTCATCATTACCACCGCTTGGATTGTGTAACATCATAGTGCCATAATCAGCCATGTAACATTTTTCGCCAGCCATTGCAATAACACCGCTAATACTAGCAGCTAAACCATCAATGTAAGTATCGCATTTAACCTTTGAATTAAGTATAGCAGAAACAATTGAATAACCATCTAACACGTTTCCACCTATTGAGTTAATACGAACATTGATTTTCTTACATTTATCTTGTAAGTATTGCATTTCATAAGCAAATGCGGAACCTGAAATACCATTTACATACATTCCATTTTCATCAACTGAATCACCTATTTGGTCATACAACAAAATAGTAGCTTCTTCTTCGACAATGTTTTTAATATACTTAAAGTCCATATTACAAAATTATTTATTAAATTTGTTGAATTAATATTATTGTTACTATAATAAAATGGGTAGAAAAAATAATGAAGATGACATCCGTATTAAAATGTTATCATTTGGAGTCCGATTAACTTGTTATGTTAGTGGCGCAAAAAAGAATAGGTTTATGTTAGACCAACTTAAACGTGATTTAGGCGAAGGCGAACTAATAAAGAATATTATGAATATCCACTACTCAATTATAGATGAGCTACCAGCATATAAAGACAAAGAATTTAGCGAATTAAAAAAGTATTTAATTGATAAAATTAAAATAAGCTAATAACACTTAATGAGCTTCTTCTAACAGCTCCAGATGTTGCACCTGTTCTAAAATCTTCAATTGAAAAAACAGTATTAGGAGCTACGCTTGTTGCTAAATAATTGTGAACAAAAACTTCAGTATCTCCAATTGGTTTTTGTATACTGTTTGTACTTACGCTTACTGTTGCTTTCTTTATAATAGTGTTATAACCAAAACTAACACCTGTATTAGCATCTATATTAGATGTTAAGGTAATTAATACATCTCTAGTTTTACCATCGTTAGGAGTAGTAAATGTAAATATTTGAACTGCTGTATTAATTGGTGGAGTTCCAGTTGTTTCATCTCTATACGTTAATATCTCATTATAATAAGTAAATTTATTAGATGAACCAGCGTAAATATCTACTAAATTAGCAGAAGTAAAATCACCGCCACTAACAACATCAGTAGGAACATATTTATAGATAGTATGTACATTAAATACTGATGAATTACTAAATGTTAATGGATCAGCAGTTGCATCTTGACTTGGAGTTAATATAAATCTTGCGACATTTGTAGTACCATTTACAGCAGTTGTTTGATAGTATTTACCACCGTAAAATATTTCACCAGCAGTTACATCTTTACCACTATCACTAACAACACATCCACTAATAACATAAGGAGTTGTTAAAGAATAACTACCTAAATTAGATATAACTAATGCCTTAATTAATCCAGCGACATCATCTTCTTTACTTTCTTGCAGAAACCTTAAAGATTGAGCTGTAAATGGTTGTAATATTGATGGATCTACTACGTTGGATGTTAATATTTTTTTCATTTTAGTATGTAATTACATTGTAAGTTGTGCCAGCTAAATTATATTTATCGGCAAATTGTCTAATTGTATTTTCTTTGTTAGTAGTGGTAGTTCCTAAAATATTAAATAAATCTAAAGGCACGTTAATTGTAAAATCAAAAGTTCCTGTAATATATGTAGGCATATTACCCATATAATCAGTTGAATAAACGCTACTATTAGGCATTAAACTAGATGTTTCACTTGAGCCACCTAATAAAAAAATAGTTTGTGATTGAATAAAATTATTAGTTATAAATATTGGATATGGAATATTAAAATTTGGAACACTAAACCATTTATTTAAAGCATATTCATATAATATCTTTTGTGAATTATATTTAATTCGTTCTTCTACTCCTATAAAATTATCTTGTAATTTATCAAACTTAACTAAATCAATAATTCCAATATAAGCAAATGTTTCAAGGCAAAGATAAATACCTTTATTATACTTTATTACATCTCCTTTAGAAATAAAATAAATATAAATAGAAGTATAAGGATCATCTAAATCATAAACAAATGTAGAACCATTTTTATAACCATTAAATATTAAACTCCATAATGATTGAACTGGTTTTGTTATAACATATAACCACGATAAAAATTTAGGTTGTCTAAGCGTTGGAGGTGCTATTTGTTCAGCAACTATTTTATTATCATAACTATAAATGCTCATTATTGTGCAATAAAGTTTAATTTATCAGTAAAGGTTTGACCAACAGTTGTTTCTTCAGTTACATAACCAGCGTTTGTTGGATATATTGGTATTAAAGTAGTTTTGCCTTGCACTAAATAAGTTGTACTAGCAAATGCAACGCTGTTAGGTCTTATTGCTACATTGTTTAATACTACATCAGTAACTCCAGTTGTTGTTTGAATTGCATCAACTAAAGCACTTAATTTAAAGCTACCATCAAAATCAATATTAGCTAAATAAGTATTAATTGAAGTTATTACGTTTGCAGAAATAACAGCAGAATATTGACCATCATAATAAATAGATGCATCCACTAATAATTTATCACTTGCAGTGCTAGATATAATGTAATTAATTCCAGCAAAAGCCAAATCATCAACGTAAGCATTTGCAGCCACTAATTCAGGAGCTGATAATGCCACTGGTGGTTCTGATTTAGCTAATTTAATTAATACAGTTCTTGTTGCAGTTGTTTTAACAGCACATCGTGTTACTATTCTTTTTGTCGCATCAATAGTTGTATAGTTAACAGCAAAATTACTATCCACTTGTAAAACTTGCGGAGTTGTCGCATCATATTGAAATAAAAGCATTTTAGATTTAAACCATTGATTAGTTCCAACCGCTGCATTCGTTACAATAGTTTCTAAATCAACTTTAAACAAATCCCATAGCACTTCTAATAAGTACATTTGAGCAGCAACAATATACTTCCATAGTGTATAAATAGCAGAATTTGAAACGCTATTTAAACCACTTAATCCTGTTTGTGCGGCTTGTTCCGCATCCATGTCTGCAATAATAGTATCTATTGAACGTGCCATTTATAGTTGATTTGGTAAAACAATATCGCCAGTAATAACTGGTGCTAATGTTGCTGTTGTTGTATTTAAGTTTTGGTTGTCGTTTCCTAAAGTAGCGTAATCTTGTATGTAGATTTGAACGTTTGGATGGTCAAAGTTTTGTTCTTCGTTTCTTCTTAATAATTTACCGAATGTGCTATATTGCTTATTGTGTGTTGACTGCCAAACGCTATCTAACAATGTTAATATAGTTGTATCTTCATCTAAATAGCTTTCAAAACAAACATGTAAACGTACAGTCATATCATATTCTTGACTAACCGCTTGCTTACCTTTATCTCTAAATGTAGATGGTAGTAGTTCAATAAATATTGCAGGATATAAAAACGGATTTTCTTCATTCTCACGTTCTAACTGGTTATTCCATAAAGCAACGTGTTTAATGCCTGTTATAGCTTCTAAATCAGTTTTTAATGAGTTATATAAAGTTAGTTTAGACATTAATGCAAATGTAATATTATTTATTGAATATTCGTTTTATTGTTACATCCATTTTAGCAATAATTTTTCTATTTAAAACACCGCTATAACCTATAAATTGTCTTTTAGGCATTTTAAAGCCACGACCACGACCAGAACGCTCGCCATTATTGTGAACACTTGCATAAGGTACATCGGTTAAAATCTTTACTGATAGGAAACCAAAACGCTTACTTCTAATTGACCGCCTTAATCTCCCACTTTTTACTAATATAGCTCTATTACCCATTCTACTTCTTTCAGTACGTTTGCGAGGTTTCCACATTTGTAAACTTTCATCAGTAAATCCTTGATTCCTAAAAGATGTTGTAAAATGATTAGCAGCTAATACACCCATTGCATCCACTACTTTTTCAAGTTGAGGTTTAAAAGCCTGTATGTCTTTTAATATCTTTTTATGTTCTGCAAATGTTGCCATTAGTTAAGTGATATAAAAAATAATTGACAATATTGTAATCCCTCTTTATTTTTGTTTAATAAAATATGTGTAAAATAATGGATTGAATTAGTTAGTTGCTCATTTACGTTACCTTTATTTATTAACTTGTTAATCATGGTTTATTGGTTCAAAGGTTATATCATTAGTTTGGGATGGTAATGGCTCGGAGTGATCGTTTAAACCTACATAAATGTCATGAGGTATTTCATCTGCAAAAGCAGTGCAATTATTATATTGACTATTGTAATGTTTACACATCATACATATTAAATCAAACTCCATTACTTTATATTTTTATCAAAAAATTCAACTACATAGTTTGGTAAACCTTGTTTTTTATTTCCAAAGTAACTAGCAAAGGCTTCGGCAAATGCTTCTGATCCATTTTTACCTCTAAAATCGCCACCTTGCGAAACCTTCAATAAGTCCACATTGGTTTCTTTATGCCATTTATCCGCAATATCAATCCATTCATTTTTACCGCTAACTTTTCCATTATCGTAAACGTGGCCTAATTCGTGAAAATGTGTTGATCCATCAAACTTATTAAAATACCATTCTTTATTTTCTTTTACTCCTTTATAAAATTCATTATACTTTATTTTCCTTAACGTCATCGCTTCGGGTGTTTTGTAACCCCTTGAATTTATAACGACAAATTTTTCATAACCGAATGTTTGAGTATCTCTATTATAAACCTCTGAATTTACAGACAACCCCATCCACTCATTTTCTTTTCTCTTTATCTTGCCGGATGTCATTGATTCAAAGCCTTTTTTATCTGTTACAACTGTTGGAACGGCTTGTTTAGGCACGTTCTCAATAGCTCGTAGCATTTCATTATAGTGATCTTTACTATAACCATCAATATCCGCCTTCTTAACACCGGCTGCAATCATTCTATTTTTCGCTTCGTTCACATCTTTAGCAGGAACAAACTCATTAACCCTTACTGGTTCAGGCATTTTAGGCATCTCCATTCTAGGTTTAGGCATATAAAAGTTATTACTAGCTAAATCTCTATCTTTAGGTTCTACCACAAAATAAGGATGCTTAT